CGAGAACTGAAGGCACGACCTCTATGAAGTACAGCTGCAATTTGGTTATCAGCTGTAATCTTTGCTGGTGTTAATGATGTTGAGTCTGTTAAAACTTCAAAATCTCCAGTTAAATTAGCTTTGTAGAAAGGTATCTTTACAAAGTCTCCGCCTCTTTCTGCGGATAGATTCAATTCTGCCAAAGGTTGTACTACCCCACTCTGTAGGAAGCTGTCAGTTTGAGTTGTAGCTTCAATTAAGTAGGGAGTAAACACCTCAGGAATTATTAAATCGCTGCGTAATGTCGCCATTAGAATTTAATAAATATGTTTACTTCGAGGCACAACCTCTGACGTAGCACAACCACGTTGTTACTATACTAACCGCTAACTGCGTTTTTGAGCATATTATATTTATTTATGTCTGTACGATATAACCTTGCTTGCTCAGTCAGATTAAAAGAATCTTTGGCAAATGGATTATTTTCACCGCTAGTTACAAACTCTGTCTGAACTTTAGTAGTAGTCGCCCCGCCTCCCTGCGGTCTTGGATTCTTTTGTACCCATGCTGGCATTTTAGACATCGCCCATTCTTTTACAGGTGTTCTGTTATAGCCATCTACTACAACAACTGTTCCATCTGTTTCTCTAGCTAATTGATCTTTGTCAATGCGTGACAAAACATATTGTGGGTCGTGAACAACATCAGCTAGTGCTGTTACCGCTGGTGCTTCTACCTCAAGCTGTCTCTGCCTACTTTCTAGCTCTTGGATTCTTTTATTCTTAGCCTCTTCAGCGTCACGATATTGTTGAGCCTGTTTTGCAATAGCTTCATCATATCTGCCTTTTGCCTCTAGTTCTTCTTGCTCTTTTTTTTGTTTGTAAGCAATAAGTGCATCTACATCAACATCTGGCGGTACAGCTTTGGCTGCTTCCTTTGCTTTTTTGTAATCGTCTAAAATTTCTCTGTTGCTTTTTCTGAGTGCTTCAACTTCTGCCATTAACGCTGCAGTATCTACAGGTGGATTTGGTTTGATTGGTTCGTCAGCCATAAATAAATTTTAACAATAATTAATATAAATAATACCTTACCATTTAACTTTGTCAGCCCAATATGCCGCACTCATCTTACCTTTTGCAATATGTTTGGCCATTCTTGCTTTAAACCTTTTTTGTCTATCTTTACCTTTTTCTGTTTTTGGATTTGCACCTGCACCTCGGACACCTTGTTGACCAAATCTTATTAATTTAACTTTATCGCCTTCTTTTGCCAATACTGCGTGACTGCTTCGCGGGTGTTTTGTAGTTCTTTTTGGTTTGTTATAACCTTCGAAAGTTTCACCTCTGTAAGTAATAGCCATTATTTGCCTTTTTTCCTCATTGCTAATCTATGCGCCTCCGTAAATGACATACCCTCTCTCATCTTACGTTTCATAAAATCCATGTGCGCTTTGGTATGACCATGCGCTTTTTGATGTTTAGCTAGAGTATTTTTTTGTCTGGTTGTTAGTTTCATTTTTTCTTCCTTAATAAATCAGCGTCTGCTTTTCTTGCACCGCCTTTACCAGATATGAAGCTATTGACCCTTCCCATAGCCCACGCCCCCATTGGTACATTTCTAGACCCACTAGATAAGTAAGCACCTTGACCGCGCCTATATACAGCAGCAAGCTGTCTGTATGTAAATCTTGACTTTTCAGCTTTAGCCCTAAGACTTTTTTCTACGGCTGCGCTTAGTGGTTTTCTTCTTTTTGCTTGTGGAGACATTTTGTTTAGTCCGTGATTTAGAAACAGCTTTTATATCAATATACTCTCCTTTTCTATAAGCTTCGGCTGTTCGCTTGATCTCTGCCGCTTTTGCACTTTTATTTCTAGCGCCACTAAGGTAAACCTTTGCAACACCAGTTTTTTTATCTTTTGGTACTTTGCGGAACTTTCTAGTCACTTTTTAGTTTTTTTCTTAGCTTTTGGCTTAACTTCACAGTTTTCAGCTTTAGGTTTAGAGTCCTCAGACCCTTGAACTTTAAAAATATATCCCATTACTTTTTGCCTCCTTTCTTTTTTTTCTTCTTGCCCTTTGGCTTCATTGATCCATAGTGTGAAGGCATAACAATATTAGTAGCTTTTTATATATTACTTCTTTTTACGTTTTTTAGCAGACGATAGAGCTATTGCTTGAGCCTGCTTTAAAGTCTTGCCCTCTTTCATTAGCAGACGTATGTTAGCAGAAATAGCTTTTTGTGATTTACCTTTTTTTAATGGCATAATTATCCAAAGTATTGGTTAAGTAAATCAAAGTCCTCATCTTCTAAAGCTAAGATGTATAAACCCTCGACTAATTGTTGAAACTCTTTTTTAGTTTGTCCACTAGAACTTTGTATTAAATCATAAATTTTTTTTGGTACTGATTTATTTTTTGGGAACTTATTTATAAGTTCTGCTGCTTCAAATGGCATCATAAGTTTTTAAGTGATTGCTCTAAAGTTGCATCTACCCATTTATACAGGCGTGGTGCCTTCTCTTGCAACCCCTCTGGATTAAAAATATATTGAGTGAAAGCTTCTGCGAACTGCTCTAAGCTATTTGTACGACTGTAACCAGTTACATACGTCATACCTTTGTCTTTTAAATATTGTCTGCCTAAACTTAAAGCGCCAGATTGATAGTGTACTTGGTGTCCCATCTCGTGAACCAACGTATCCAACCAACTAGAACTTAGTTTCATTGGTGTGCCATTATTCCAAACTTCACTAATTCCAGCCTGTTGGCCTTGTCTCCAACGTTCGTATTTATTACCTTTAAATTTAGAAAATTTAAAATTATTCTCAAGGGTCTCTTTTGAAATTTCTTTCATTTCCTTTGCCGCTTGAACAGTGATTTTTTTTGAAATAGTTGATAGTTGTGTATGAATCATTCCTGTACTGAAATTTGTAAAACCACTTGTATCTCCTGTTGCGTTTGCAAATAAACTGTTTCTCACTTTGTTTTGAAAGCTAGTCGCAGTCGTCTGACCTTTTTTCAATTCTTCAATACTATCCTCAAACAATTTTTTTCTTGAAGTCCGTCTTTTTTGAAATTCATTACTGCCGTAGCCATTCCAGATACGTTTCCAATCTTTTGTATTTTGTGGTAAATCCTCCTCATTTAAAGTATTGATATATTCAAATCTTTTATTTACAGTTTTATTTGATTGTTCAAAGGCCTTTAAATTTTTACCTTTCAAAAACCTACCCTCTAAAGCAACATAACTTCTAGTGCCTTCTGTACCCATATTGTACTGATGTACAATTTTTCCTTTTTTCATAAATAAACGCATTTTTTTGACGTTTATTGCTGTCTGACCGCCTAATTTTTCTAAACTGTCTAAGCTATCCTCTGTAAATTCTTCAATACTGCCTATTTTGTTTTGATCTATCCAATCATCAACACCTTCAGTAGTCATAGCTGGTGAAGTTATTGTTCTAGGTGTCTTAGCTGCTACAACTGCTGGTGTAGTCACAGCGGCTTTCGCTGCAACTTTGGCCGTACCATACAATTCTTGTAATCTTTCTAGAGATACTTCTGTACCATCATTGCGAATCATTTTTCGCAAAGCTGCATGACCTGATCCTTCTTTTTTCGCTAATTTTTTAAATATTCTTACTTTTCCTTCACTGCCTAAAGTTTTGACCTGTAATTCTCTATCTGCATCTAGTAACCAATCTCCATATTGTGTGTCTTGCGGTACTCTGCCAGTTTTTGAAGGTCTAGTATCAAGTTTAGTGGTCGGTGGTTTTTCTAAATCAGGGTATTTTTTTTGTAATCCATCAAAATCAACAACAGGAACAGTTGTAGACCTACAGTTGAAGTGCTGCGGTGGTAAGACTCCCTTGTTATATTCAAACTTTTGACCATCTAGCCTTTGACATATAGCACTTGTTCTACTATCTAGGGTTGCAACATACTGGTATTTTGGCGTGACTTTTTTGTTGGCAGCATAAACAGATTGAGAAGCCTGATTTGTAACCTGATTAACAGATGTCCTTACAATAGTTTGAATCTGATGGCTTGCTACTTTTATTGCATCACCACCAGCGGCAGCGGCTTGTCTGGCAGTCCCTTCAAAGTCAAAATCTAATTTACCTGCTAATCTTCGTGCTATTTGCTGTGTTGTTTCTCCACTAAAGACACCAGCCCTAATATTTCTTGCCAATAAGTCTTGATTTCGTGTAGCAATACCTCTAAAAGCTTTTTCTACTGTTTGTCCGTTAGGCAAAGTTATCATTGCGCCTTGCCTAGCCGTTAATTGAAATTTGCCAGCGCCAAACTTAATAAAATCATCTTCTGTAAATTGTTTGCTAGTAAAAATATTTATTTGTGTGGGATCTGTCTTAACAAAGGAAGTAGCATATCTTTGGCTAACTGCTACAGAGTTAATTGGAACTTTACCTGATTTAACTACTTTTTTTAATTCATTTTCTATAAATCCTACCTGAACCTCTACCAAACCCTCTATTTCTTTTATCATCTGTCTTGTAGCACCTTTAG